ATAATTATTTCTATTCGCAAATGATAATTATTTCTATTCGCAAATGATAATTATTTCTATTCGCAAATGATAATTATTTCTATTCGCAAATGATAATTATAGACATGATTAAAGTTAACTTGTATAAAATATAAAGTTATTTAATTGTGTACATAATGAGAGCGTCTGATAGCGCTCAGTTTTAATTTTTATAGTAATTATATAGTTACCTATTGGAAAATAAAGTAGCTGAATAGAGCGCAATCAGACGATTCAATTGGAGCGCACTCGATAGCTCTGGTGACAAAGTTGACTTGAGATTGGTAACTGTATTGGCAAGTTGAATGAGCTGATATGAGATGAATGGAGCGCATCGGACATTGTGGCTAGTCGATGTTACGAGATGTTTCGAGACTGATAAATAACAATCATTCTCATTTAGCGCGCATGAAAAAGCCCTCGTGCTGAGGGCTTTGATTAACGTAGAACGAATCTGTCTATAAAATCAATTACATCTTGTAACGAATTGCAGTGGAACAAAGGATCTCGGCTTTCAGGGTTTTCACCGACATAATATTGACCTGACCACTTTGTAATTAGGATTCCACGGTATCTTGTCTTAATTTTCATTTTTAATGCTCCTTGGAAAGGAGAGGCTTACGCCTCATCCTCTTGTTGGATTTCTTCGAGCGCATCAACTGCTTGAGCTGCTAGAACGTGTGGATCAATTTCACCTTCAACTAGTGGAATATCGATCGTTTCGCCTTTGATCATGCGTTGATAGATTTTCTTGAAAGTGTAACCTTTACGAGCCGAGTAAATTTGTCCATATGAGAGTTTTAGCTCAAGAGCTGCGTCCTTATGCGATTTATCTCTAAGGTCTCCCAACATTACACGAATTGCGTGCTCTTCAGTCATTTCACCTTCTGACTTAGGACCACGATCACGGTTCGTTGAACCTTGTGATTTAAGTTCTTCAATTTGGGCACCTTGCGCAATAACGATCGCTTTAAGTTCTTCGATTTGAGCTTGTAAATCTTTCATTGATAATGTAGCCATAGTGACTTTCCTCTTTAAGGTTGTAGTAGTATAATCTTATGAACATTGGTTTTGTTCATAAGAGTATAGTACTACATACTATACGCGTTGTACACACTTTATTTAATCTTTTTGCGAATATTTTATTTGTAAATATTCTTCAAAGAATTGTAAAGCATTGTAACTATGTTTCACATACTTAGATTTATACTCAACATATAAAGATTCTAAATACTCTTGTTGCTTAGCACTATCAAGTGATACAACCTCATCTTGCCATTCGGGGCTTTGTAAAATATCCCGAATAAATACAAATTTATTTAATTTCATGTTTAAAACCTATTTTGTTGCTATGAATATATAATACAGGTTTTTTAAAATAAAGTGAAATAATTAAAAAATATATAAAACGCGTTTTATATATTAAAAATTCATATATAAAAAACAAATAATAAATTAATTATATATTTGTTTTTTATATATACGATAAACTAATAATAAATCGCTTTTTAATTTAAAAAATTAATTTTACATTTAGCTATTAACGCGTTATAATATAAAGAGGGGCCCGTTACCTGGCACACAGCCCGAGGCCAGTTTCGGGGAAATTTTCATAGCCGTGGGACTTTATTACGCGTATTCATGTACAAAGTGCCTGGGGTCTGGTGCATAGGGTTTGGCATCTGGAATTAAGTGCCTAGGATCTGATGCTGAAATTGTGTACACTTCACTACAAACACAGTTACGAACACGTTTATTAACAAAAATATCGTAAAAAGTACCGCTCTGATTTAATTCAGCTACGTAGAACTACCTTATTAAAATATTTTTATAAAAATCAGAGCGCTAAGTACGTGGCGCCTAGTGCCGAGAAGCGCCAGAAAGACCTCATGTTACGCAAAAGACGCTCTGGACGCAGTCCAATGATCCAAAACCATTGAACAAATTTATCAAAACTCTTTGAAAACCTTATATTATATTATTGATTGACGTCAATTTTGGAGATAATCATGGCCGGTTCAAAGGCAATGACGTCTGCAGGAACTACAATTGGAATTTCTGCAGCGTTACCAGCAACATATGATAAAACAGCATTTGCCGCGTTAGCATTCACAGAGATCGGAGAAGTATCCGATCTAGGTGAATTTGGACGTGAGTATAATATTGTCAAGTTCAACCCGTTGAAAGATCGCCGTACTGTAAAACGTAAAGGCTCTTTCGACGACGGTACAGTGCAAGTCCAACTCGCTAAAGCAGCAACTGATGCAGGCCAAATCTTGCTTAAATCAGCTGTGAACAGCGATGCCTCTCACTCTGTGAAAATCGTTTTGCAAGACGGTACAATATTCTATTTTACAGCGCAAGTATCTTCAAGCACTGTGAACGTAGGTAACGTCGATCAAATTACATCAAGCACATTCAAACTGGAAATTGACAACGATATTATCGAAGTCGCTCCAGCTGTTGGCCCTTAATGTAAAAGAGCCTCGAAAGGGGCTCACCCCCATTTTTAATTTATTCCGTTTTGGAGAGCTCTAATGGATTTGGCAAATTTAGATTTTGGTAAAAACCCTGAAATCACAGCTGTTATGACAGTTATTCACCCAATTTCAGGTGAAGAAATGTTTCAAGAAGATGGCGTTACACCAGTAACAATTACACTTCTTGGTATGGAAAGTTCAGTTGCGAAACGTATCACAAAAGCACGTGCACAAAAGCAATTGAATAAACGTAACCAGAAAGTTGATCTTGATGAAGCTCGTGAATTCACGATTTCATTGCAGGCGAAACTGATTACAGCTTCACAAGGATTGAAAGAAAATGGCCAAGACTTGGATCTTACTGACCAAGCGACAGCGATCGATGTATTAACTCGTTATAACTGGTTGCGTGAGCAGATCGACGAGTTTATTACTGACCGAGCAAATTTTTACAAGGCGTAACTGATGATTTAGATCTTTGGGTTACACACTATGCGTGGTTGCATAGTAAAGCACCGAAACAGAAAGAGTCCAGATTATCGAATTTAAGAGAAAATAATCCGGACTCGACTCTTTTACAGATGCCACCGTTGAGTGGTTGCTCATATCTAATAGACTATTTGATTGAGATTGGTACATCGATGGCATCTGGCTTCGGAGTTACGCCTTTAACATGGTCAGAAATAGCGAGTTGGAGCAACTTGACTGAGATTCGCATAAACAGTTGGGAAGCTACGATGCTCATGAGTTTATCTAGAACTTTTACATCGAGTTTCAATAAATTTGACGATAAAGAATTTCCATCACCTTACGTTGTTGATGAATTTGATAGAGAGAAAGTCAGTCAGAATATTGGAAGTCTTTTAAGATCACTAGCATCAAGGGTGAATAAGAATGGCTAAGAAGACAAGTAACGCAGTTCTGGAATTAATCCAGTCCAAATATCCTGGCTATCACCCTCTGATGTCTATCGCTGATATTGCGCATAATCCAGATCCGAATATTGACTGGGAACTACGTTTTCAGTGCCATAAAGCTATCGCAAAATACGTAGAGCCAGAGTTAAAAAGCGTACAAACTATTGACGGAAATAAACGCCCTGGTATTACGATCACGATGTTTGGTGAATCGAATCAGGAAGAAGAAATTATAGACGTTGTCGGCCATGATCGACCTCTTGTGACGGTGAAATAATGGCAGATTTTAAGTTATACCCACCACAACGTGAAGCTCTTCTGACAGAAGCTCACGAGATTTTATATGGCGGAGCTGTAGGTGGCGGTAAGTCATACTTAATTCGTATAGCATCTATTATGTATAGCATGGAAGTCCCAGGTTTAATTACATATTTATTCCGTCGTACATTCAAGGAAGTATTAGCCAACCATATCCATACACCTGGTGGCTACTTAGAAATGCTTGACGAATTCATTAAGTCAGGCGATGTAGTTTATTCTAAGACAGATAACTCATTTTCATTTTTTAATGGGTCACGGATTCAGTTAGCCCATTGTCAATATGAAGATGATGTGTACAATTATCAAGGTGCGCAGATTGGATTCTTAATTCTTGACGAATCGACTCACTTTTCAGCAAAAATGATTCGATTCTTGCGTACACGTGTTCGTCTAGGCTCATTAAAAGTTCCACCAAAATGGAAAAAGCATTTTCCACGTATTTTATATTGTACAAACCCTGGTGGCATCGGGCATCATTACTTCAAGCAAAACTTTGTAGATGTATGCGAACATCAAATTATTAAAGCGCCAGTCGATGACGGTGGTATGACTCGTACATATATTCCAGCAAAACTTACAGATAACAAAGTGTTGATGGAAACGGATCCAGATTATGCTGATCGTGTCCGCGGATTAGGAGACCCTCGGATGGCTGAAGCCATGATCGATGGTGACTGGGATATTCTATCAAGTGGCGGATTCTCAGATTTATGGCATAAAAATAAACACGTTATAGAGCCATTTAATATACCGCAAACCTGGAAGATTGATAGAGGATACGACTATGGTTCTTCAGCGCCAGCTGCTGCTCTTTGGTTTGCGACGTCAAACGGCGAAGATTTCGTTGACGCTTCTGGAACAGTTCGATCTGTACCAAAAGGCTCAATATTTATTATCGCAGAGTGTTACATCGCCAACAGTCAAAATGAAGGTTTACGCCTTACTGCAGCAGCTCAAGCGAAAAAGATTAAAGCTATAGAAGATGAAGAGATTTGGGGCGGAAGAACTAGACCTGGCCCTGCAGACAATGCAATCTTTAACAAAGAGCCTGGAAAACCTAGTATCGCTGACGATATGGCTGATGAGGATATAACATTCATCAGATCTGACAAGTCTCCTGGATCACGTGTAAATGGCGCTGGTTTAATGAGAACACGACTAGAATCCACTGCGCAAGGATCATTAGAAAAACCGCATATTTATGTATTTAGGACATGTTATAATACCATCAGAACATTGCCAAATCTTGAGAATGATAAGAATAACCCTGAGGATATCGACACAAAAGGTGAAGATCATATTTGGGACGTTATTCGATATAAGTTACTCAATGTCGCATCCGAAATTTCAACCATGCCGTATTCTGGAGCATAGCAAATGCCGTATGTATCTCCACCTGGAGCAGGTCAAATAAATATTAAATCGTTAAGTTTGTACGACGACAATATCGGAACTCTACATCCGACATACGTTAAACTTGCGGAAATGCGTGAGAAATGTCGTGATGTTGTTTCTGGTCAAGATGTTATTAAATCAAAAACCACAAAATATTTACCTAAATTATCTGGTCAAGATAGCACAGCTTATGCAAATTATCTAAATCGAGCATTATTTTTCTCGATTGGCGCTAAAAGCCTTCAAGCTATCGTCGGAATGGCTTCATTAAAGCGGCCAAAAGTATCAGCTCCGCCAGATATTATGGAAAAGTATTTTAATTTCACTGAGAATTTGACATTTATCGAGCAATATGTTCGAATGGTTAGTGAAGTCTCTCTCCAAAATCAAGCTTACGCTTACGTTGAGTGGCCTTCGAATGGTGGCGACGCTTACACAGTAATTCTTCCAGCTGAATCTGTAATTAACTGGGATTATGACGATAACGGCGATTTTAATCTAATTGTCATAAAAGAAGATTATTGGAAAAAGGTATCAAAGTATAAGCGCGAATTTGTTGTGCGCCATCGTGAACTAACAATAGAAAATGGGAATTACGTTCAAAATATTTTTGAAAATAACGTTAAGGTAAAAACAATCACGCCTATTGTTTTAGGTCAGCCTCTTAAGAAAATTCCATTAGTCGCATTTCACTCTAAAGGTTTAGGTATTTCTGACGAACCACCTCTTTTATTGGATATTGCGAATATTAATATTTCGCATTATATGACTAGTGCTGACTTAGAGCACGGTCGTCATTTTACTGGTTTACCTACTCCAATCATTACAGGTGCATCTACTGATAGCAAATTGTATATTGGTAGCAATCAGTTTATCGTTTTACCGGATAAAAATGCAAATGCTAAGTATTTGGAGTTTACAGGTCAAGGTCTTGCGAGCTTGGAGAAAGCCCTTCAAGAAAAACAATCGATGCTGGCATCATTATCAGCGCGACTTCTTGATAATTCTTCAAAAGGATCGGAAGCAACTGACGCTGTTAAACTTCGATATTTATCCGAAACAGCCTCCCTGACAACCATTGTAAAAACAATTAACGTTGTCTTAAATATGCTGTATAATATTATTGCAGAGTCATTGCGAGAATCTCCTAAATCCGTAAATATCGTTTTAGATACTGATTTCTTAGGAACTCAGATGAGTCACACTGATATGTCAGCTTTATTTGAAGCATATATTGGTGGCGCTGTAGACTTAGACACACTAATTTATAACTTACGTGTTGGTCAACGCTTGAACCCTGAATCTACAGATGAGGAAGTTAAAGCTGAGATTCTTAAACGTAAAAATGAAATAGTTGAAGCTGCGAAACAAAATAATCCGCAACCTCAACCAAATAACCCCACAACCTAATACTTCGGAGAAGTAGAACATGTTGAAATATATCGTTGATTCACTCGATTCGGTGAACGAGCAACATCGCGGTCTTTATGTTAAAAATGAAGAAACTGGCAAATATCAATTGCAAGTTGAAGGCGTTGTGCCTAAAGCTCGTCTTGATGAGTTCCGTGATAATAACATCACTCTGACAAACGAAAAAAATTCACTTGCTGAAAAATTGAAAGCTTTTGAAGGTATTGATCCATCTAAGTGGAATGAATACAAAACTAAAGCTGAAGCTTTTAAAGGCGATCAAGACATTGACAAAATTGTCCAATCACGTCTTGAAGCTGCAACAAAAGCACACGGTGAAAAAGTTCAAGAGCTTACAAACAAGCTTAATGAAACCACAGGTCAATATCACAAAACTCTCATTGGCAATGAAGTTCGTACAGCTGCATTAAAAGCTGGTGCATTGCCAGCAGCACTTATTGATATTGAAAACCGTGCAAACGGAGCATTCTCAGTAGTTAACGGAAAAGCTGTTATCATGAAAGACGGTCAACCTGTTTATGGAGCTGACGGTGTAAACCCAATGTCTGCATTCGAATGGGCTAAAAATCTTGCAAAAGAAGCTCCATATTTCTTCGCTGATAATCAAGGCGGTGGGGGTAAAGGTGGTTCATTTAACACAGAAGTTCCACGTGATCAAATGACACCTGCACAAAAGATTGCAGCTGGCTTAAATAGCTAATATTTGAAATATAACAAAAGGTGGCTACGGCTGCCTTTTTTAATGGCCCATGATAAAGGATCACTCATCGTTGCATTAATACAATATAATTTACTTATTCAATGGTATTGATTATTCCTCGGTGAGGAAAATTAAACATTTTAGCCTTATTGGAGAATTATCATGGCTACCGTTACCCTCGCCGAATCGGCAAAATTATCCCAAAATCTTCTTTACGCTGGTATTATTGAATCCATCGTAGAGGTGAACCCATTCTTTGAAATCCTTCCATTCCAAGAAATTGAAGGTAACGCGTTGTCTTACAACCGTGAAAAAACGTTAGGTGACATCCAATTCGCAGGTGTCGGCGACACAATTACTGCAAAAAATCCTGCGACCTTCGATCAGGTTACGTCTTCTCTAACCACCTTAATTGGTGATGCAGAGGTCAACGGCTTGATTCAAGCAACTCGCAGTAACATCAACGATCAGAAAACTGTTCAAATCATGTCAAAGGCTAAATCGCTTGGTCGTAAATTCCAAGATACTTTGATTAACGGTGACGGCACTTCTAACTCGTTCCAAGGTTTATCAGCTCTTGCAAGTGCAAGCCAAGTCATCAATGTTGGTACAAATGGTTCAGCTCTTCAATTTGAATTGCTTGACGAATTAATCGACTCTGTAAAAGACAAAGACGGTCAGGTTGACTATATTCTTGCGTCTGCTCGTACGATTCGTTCATACTACGCTTTATTGCGTGCTTTAGGCGGCGCAACAATCGGTGATGTTGTAACTCTACCTTCTGGTCGTACAGTTCCTGCATATCGCGGAGTTCCAATTTTCCGTAATGACTTCATTGCTACAAACCAAACCAAAGGTACTGCAACAAACACAACTACGTTGTTCGCTGGTACATTGGACGATGGTTCTGGTAAGCACGGTATTGCAGGTCTAACTGCAGCTGGTGAAGCAGGTATCCGTGTAACTGAAATCGGTGAATCAGAAAGTAAAGACGAGACAATCACTCGTGTTAAAATGTATTGTGGTCTTGCAAACTTCAGCCAATTAGGTCTGTATGCAATGCCAGGTATTACAAACTAAGATTTGCCTCTTTTGTCGCATTGTTGAGGGTCAGAGCTTGCAATGCGGCACTTTTTATGACATATTTGGAGAGCTCAAAATGACTCAACATTATTTTAATCCAAATTTTCGTGAACAAGAAGTTACACAATCTGGTCCATACGTTTTCAAGTTTGGCGTGATTGTTGTAGATGAATCAGCTAAAAAGACAGTTGGCCCGATTCTCACGAATTTTTATGGTTGCAAAGAAATTTCTGCTAAACAAGCGGCCGCTCACCTGAAGAAAGCAGCGGCTGATTCACAAGAAGCTCAAGCTGCAGCTGAAGAAGCTGAACGTCAAGAAGCAGCAGCAAAATTAGTAGCAGAGCAAGCGGCAGCCGAAGCGGCTGCAAAATCTTCTGAAACAAAACCAGAAGACAATATGTAAGGATTATGTCATGACTCAGCAAAGCTATTTAACTGTAGAAGAAGCAACCGAATTATTATCAAATACAATCGGAGCTGAGTCATGGTTGTCTTTAACTGAATCTAATAAAAATGCATCTTTAATTCAAGCTTCATTTTTATTAGATTCAAATTTTGATTGGTTCGGATCTATTACAGATCAAGTACAAGAATTGCGTTGGCCTAGAACTGGTGTAGTCGATAAAGATAATCGACAAATTCCTTCTGATGTAGTTCCACAATCTGTTAAATATGCAACTGCTTTAATGGCTTTGCATTTAACTAAAGCAGGTGGAATTTCAACAGTGTCAACAAATTTAAAATCTTTAAAAGTTGGACCTATATCGTTATCTATGGATTCTGACGAATCTGTTACGAGTCAAGTAGTGCCAAAAATGATTGTGTCGTTGCTAAATTCGCTTGGATTCTATACTGGTTTATCTGATAATTCCACGGCTTACAATGTGCAGGTTTTACGATGATTTCAATAGATTGGGTTTTATCCACAGCCGTATCAGCGATTAAGTCTCAGTTTCCTGAGGCTTTGTCGAATGGATTCATTATAAATGAACAAGGCGAATTCGACCCATCTACAAATCGTGTGATTAAAGATATTGTAAAAAACCCAGTTGAAATTATTCCTGAAAAGCTAACAACTGAAGAAATTCAAGCTAGCGGACTATTGCAATCTGACTTAAAGATGTATGTAATAGCTGATAAATCTTATGATATATCATTCAATAAATTAATTGAATGTAATTCTAAGATTTATAGAGTTAAACAAATAGTTGAATCCATTGTCGGATCAAAAGTAGCGCTCTGGACCATTATTTGCAGAAAAAAGTAGCGCTCTGATTTTTATCAAATAAATTTACGTTGGTAGTTATAAGTATACTAACGAAATCAGAGCGGATATATTCAGAGTTATTTTAAATCAGTAAAGTAAACCGCTCTGATTTTTATCAAATAAATTTACGTTGGTAGTTATAAGTATACTAATGAAATCAGAGCGGCTAATTTGGTGGCAATATGAAGCGCGGAGTCTATTGGGATTGGAATCTGTTAGATTATAAACGTACAGTTGACGCTTTGGTTTATGATTTGACTCGAAATAGTGCTTTAAAGGTTTTTGATCTGTGTGTTGAGTTGTCACCAGTATTTACAGGTGGGTATAGAGCCTCATGGACAGTTGCTGAAGGCGCGCCTGCTAATTATTACGTTGGACGCCAGATTCCTGGTAACGTACTTCCAAAACCATCTAGACCATCTCTACCAACACTATTTTATAGAAAGTTTTATGTTTCAAACGGCTCGCCTTATGCATCGTTGATTGAAGATGGATGGTCTCCACAAGCTCCAAATGGCGTAATGAATGTAGCTATCAAATTAGCGAGTATAACATGACAGAACTAGATTTTTTAAATTACGTAACTGGTAAAATCGCAGCTCACGCTACGTTAATTCAATTCGATAGTTCAAAAATTAAATATCCAAATACTGAGATAGATGAATCAAACGCATCTAATTTTGTAGAGATTCTCGTTACGTATTATCCAGGTGTTAAGCTAAATCTCAAAGGCCATAAACGATTATTTGGGTGCGTAACATTCAGAGTCGTATCATCTAGAGGCGACGGTTTAGCTGACTCTGTTACGTTAGCTCAAAATTTTGCCACTTGTTTGAGCGGCTTAATTGATAGTGGCATTGTCTTCGATGAATTTGAATTAAAGATTTTAAATCATACATTATCTCAAACACAAACAACTACTGACATTCCATATAACCAAGTTAATGCGAATGTTGAATTTTCATACGTGAGGTAGATATGGACTTAGCTATTATTCAAAAAGAATGCGATTCTGTATTTACAAATCGATGGATTGATGTTGGAGCATCTAGACTTTGTTTAAACTATGCTTTATATGTTTGTGAAGAGTTAAAACTTTCAAAGAAAATTAAATCTTCAATGTCGACTGATGATTTAGCTTTTTTATTATCGACAAAAGTAGTTGTCAACTGGGCTGAGTTAAAGGACATAAATGGAAACAATGTCCCATTCACTCAATTAGCCGCGTTTAACGCAATGGCTAACGATTTAAATTTTTTAAATATCGTAACAGATTTATCATTTGACCGTAAGCGGTTCGGGTAGGTGACTCATGGTTTCAAACACTTTACATATCATCATCGACCCGTCTGGAGCCCAACGTGGTTCAGCTCAAACGGTTCAAGCAATTAATTCGATTGTTAACGCTACGACAAATCTAAATATTCAAATTAACCAAACAAATAATAATTTAGATCGTGTCGGTAGAGCGGCCGATCGAAATTCATCATTGTTACGGAAGTTATCAAACGCTTGGCTCGTATTAAGATCAGCGATGATTTTATCAATTCCATTAAAAATCTTTGACATGTTCATCGATAAAATTATTTCTGTCGATCGAAGCTATCAGCAGTTTATGGCTTCTATGTACGTGTCAACGAGTTCTATGGCTAAGTCTAAGCAAGCATTTGACTTTGTAGCTAGAGCAGCTCGTGCATATGGCGTTGAATTAGAGACACTGTCAAAATCGTACGCAAAATTTAGAGCGTCAGCTTCAGCGACGCTTCCAACTGCAGCGATTGATCGATTATTCTTATCTGTAACAGCAGTTGCTTCTGTATTACACATGGCGCCACAATCCGTAGATCGAATGTTTACAGCATTCACTCAAATGGCTTCTAAAGGTCAAATTTATTCTGAAGAATTGAAGCAGCAATTAGGTGAACATTTACCTGGAGCCGTCGCTCTTGCTGCTCAAGCTATGGGTGTGTCAGTTCGTCAACTTATGGACGACATGAAAAAAGGCAAAGTTGATATTGTCAAATTCTTCTCAAATATGCCAGATGTAATTATGGAGAAATTTGGCAAAGCTGCTGAAATTTCCGCGTTATCTATTCAGTCGCAGATTAATAATTTAAAATCTACAATGTATAGAAATTTCGTAGAGTTGAATAACTCTGGCGCTGCGATGGGTCTTGCTAAATTTATCCAATCAATCGATAATATTTTGCAGCCTACTTCAGAACATTTTAAAGTCTTCGGTAAAGTTGTAGGTGAAGCATTCCTAAAAGCTGCTGATTTTATTAATGCCTTAACTCCAGAAGAAGTCGCTAAATTTGCAGAGCAATTAATTGCTGCAGCATCTGCGCTGATTCAACTTGTCGCATGGCTTGCTAAAGTCACAACCTTTGTTGTCCAAAATGGCGAAGCTATTGTAGACTTAACAATTGCATACGGTGCATTGCGTGTAGCTGTTTGGGGTTACACAGCCGCAGCTGCTGGGTCTGTTGTTGGCTCATCTCTTGCTGCAAAAGGTTTAGGTGTACTTGGTCGAGTTGCAGCAGTTTTAGCTTCATTCTTTGTAGGTTGGCAGATTGGTACTGTATTAAAAGAAAAATTCTTGTCAGTAGAATTATTCGGTATTGCACTAGCTCGTAAATTACATCAAATCGTTCAAGGATTCATCGATATTGTAAAGACGATGATTTCAATAGCTTCTGCAAGCGTTAGAACACTAGCTGAAGGAACTGTGAACAGTGTATCAGGTATGGCGACAGCAGTTGTAAATCTAGTACCTGGTGTCAATATTCAAGCGCCTAAAGTTAATTTTGGATCCTCAGATGCATGGAGCAAAGTTGCTCAAAACGCTGCAGCTACAGTAGGGAATTGGAATCAGATCGGGTCCGGTTATGATAGTTTAGCAGCTGATGCCATCGATCGTAAATATAATAAACCAGATCGTATCTCAGATATGTCGAATAAATATGGTTCACAGATTGAAGAGCAGCATAAGCTGAATGCAGAATTTGAAAAGTTAAAAGCTGAAGCTGATGAAATGTTAGCTAAAATGCCTAAAGATGATAAGTCATCTGGCGATGCAAAGAAAAAAGCAGCAAAATTAGCTAAGGACACAAAAGAGGCTGTAGGATATATAAACGAAATTGTGAGCAATTTAAAGCAAGCTTACGATGATAAAATTCAATCGATTAAAAATATGGTTGAAGCTGAAGAATATTCTCCAACTCAAGGTTATCAAGCTCAAATTGAAGCTTTAAAATCCTATACATCTCAAGCTCAAGTTGAGATTTTGAAAGCTTTAAATCATCAAGGTTTGACGATGAAAATGAAAGCTGATTTACAAGGTAAATATATTGATCTAGAACGAAATATGGTCAATGACACTAAAAAGCTTCAAACAGAGATGTTAAATGAGCGTCGCGATTACTTGAATTCGATCGCTGATTTAGAGCAAGAGGTTGGAGTTAAACGTCTTACAGAATTAGATAAATTTGTTGAAAACTGGGAGCGTAAATATTCAAAACTTGCTCAGCGAGCTCAAAAAGAAGGCGACACCGCGATGATTGACAGAATCGAAGCGGCCTCGCGTTTAGGCGTATTTAAGTCAGCAATGATTCCAAACGATAAAGCAGGCTACTCAGAATTCGATGCAGCAAAAGACAAAAAGTCAAATCGTGGCGATCTGTTTAAATTCGACAGCAGCACTCAAGTGAAGGCTATCATAGGTGAATACGATGAAATGTTCCGTCAAATTCAACCATTAATCAAACAAGGCACTATCACTGAACAAGAGGCTACACGAATTCATAACGACCTGATGATGGCTCGAGCTAAAGCCACAAAAGATGCTGCAGCGGTTGTAGCAAACGCTAGATTAGAAATCGGAGCTGGTACATGGAACGATGGTCTTGTCGGCATGCTTGCAGACGTGGCGAATGGGTTTACAAATATTAAGTCGTCAGCTATTCAAACGTTTAAAGCTATCGGTCAATCCATTTCACAGGATATGTCTCAAAATTTAACTGATGTTATTATGGGCGCGCAATCATTGCAAGAAGCGTTTGCTAATATTGGCGAAACGATCTTGAAGACACTAATTAACGCGATTATTCAAATGGGCGTCCAATGGGCTGCTACGACTGCAATGAACCAAATTTTAGGTACTACTGCAGCTGCTACTGCAACGTCCACAGCCGCAGCGTCAGGCGCTGCTATCACTGCCGCAATGGCTCCAGCTGCTGCTACAACATCTTTGGCAACTATGGGTGGTAACACTATCTCAGCTTCTGCTGGTATGTTAGCTTTTGGTGCGGTTATGGCAGCGATGCTAGGTGCACTTTTAGCCGGGGCCTTCGATAATGGTGGTTACATTCCAGATGGTAAATTTGGTATAGTAGGTGAGTACGGTCCAGAAATCATTCAAGGGCCGGTAGCTGTGACAGGTCGCAAGACTACTGAGGATATATTGTCAAGCGGCGCGGCTAGCCAGTCTACTTCAATTGTGAAGCCACAGATGAATGTTGTTGTCCATAACAATGTGGCTGGAGCTGATGTTGAGACTGAGCAGCAAGCGGATGGCTCTTTGTTATTGAGAGTTATTAAAGCCGAAGCTAAGAAAGCTACTAAACAAGCTTTCGCCAATTTGTCCAACGCTAACTCATTTGAGATGCAGCAAATAAACAAGCACACAACTGCGAGGCCTAACAGAAGATGAATAGATTGCCATTCAAGCCATCTCAATCAACATATTCTGTCGCTGAGCCTACAAATATCGTTGAATTTGAAACATATGGATTTACTCGTCAGCGCATAATGGCTGTATCATCTACGTTTGAAGTATCAGTGACAATCCAAATAGCCGACGATTACGATGCAACAGTGTTCTGGGCTTTTTGGAGGCAGCACACTAAAGTACCTAGAAAATTCTTATGGTCAATAATGACCGACGGATTTAATTTGGAAGATCATATTTGCCAATTAATACCTCAATCATTGACTACATCAAATTACAATTGGCAAATCTATGAGGTGTCGTTTAGGATCAGAGCTAAGGCCGTAGCAGCTAGAAATACAGCTTCAGATGATGAATTACTACTGTTGGCGAGCAACGGAATTGATGAATATTTTATTAATCGCTTGGCTTATGTTATAAATATTCAAGCTCCAATCGATTTAGGGGTCTAGCTTATGAGTTTCGATATTGATGATTTAACTAGTTTTTATTTAGATCACGAGCCAGAATTCGTATTATTAGAGACGTGTCAAATATCGCACCCTTCTTGGGACGAATCGTTTAATATTGTGACTAATCATGACGATGGTATAGTAGCCACTTTAGAGGATGACTCGGTTGTTGAATTCCAGTATGTCCCTGCTAAAATAACAAAAGGCTCTGCTGCTGACGATTTAGATCAATCCATACAGTTAGTAGTCGGTGATTTAGGAGAGATAATTCCAAATTTAATCCAAAAAATCAGAGAAGCTAACAGCTTAGAAAAGCCATCCGTTACTTATAGGTCATATGCTTATGATGCTAGCACAAATCAATTTATCAATGATAAACCTATAGAAATCATAAAAGGGTTGTATATTTCGACGTCTTCAAGAGATCATAACTCTACGTCAATTGATTCAAGTACTCCGTCTAAAAATCAAGTAAGAGTTGGCAGATTATATGATTTCGAGAATTATCCAGACCTGAAAGGACTTGTATAATGAATATAGAAGATTTGTACTCTAGAAAATATGACGCTGATCTGTATCACTGTGTCCACTTTGTTATTGATGCCGCTAAATTACTATTTAATTATGACTACTCGAAAAATTTTGTGTTGCTAACTGATTCGGCTACACACGTTTGGCCCAGCAGAAAGAACGTATCTACAGGGATAAAAACTATCAACCCTGTAGACGGGTGTATAGTATATATGAAATCTCTGTTGGGAGAAACACACGTCGGCTTATTTATAGATGACGGCGTGCTTCACTTGACTAAGCAAGGTGTGCTACATCAATCATTGAGACAGATAAGCGTTGTGTATAAAAAGGTGAAATACTATGTTAGTAAGCATTAAGTCAGCTCTAACTCAGGAATCACCTGAGCTATTTGAAAGTGTTAATTTATTAGCTGCTTGGGTCTACGCTAGAAAAAAATACCCTAAATGCAGACTGTATAAAAAAGCTGTGCAGCTGCATAATGATATTACACCGAAAACCGTTGAGTCTCTTAAGGATTTAAGTGACATTTCTGATGGAGACTATTATATAATAGATTTTGCAGGCGAACCTACCACATTATTAATCGCAGCTGTCGCATTAGTAGCCGCTGTGTCCGTTTACACATATTTAACTATGCCGGAGGTTAATCAACCAAATTCAGACTCATCAGGTTCGCCTAATAACTCTTTAGCTAATCGACAAAATAAATCCAGACCTGGTGAACGAGTTCCTGATATTTATGGACATCAGAAATCTATACCAGATCTCATAGCTCCGGTATACAGGTATTATGTGGACAATGTTCAAACAGAGGAATGTTTACTCTGTGTAGGTACTGGCCACTTTGAAATTGATGAGGACCTCATCAAAGAATCAGAAACACCCATCAAGACAATTGAAGGTGCGTCTTTGTCCATTTACGAGCCTGGTTATCCGCTAATAAGTGCATCTCCACAAATTAAAATCGGCGAATCTTTCGAAGAACCACCGCTTGTCACAAAGCAAGTTAGCTCTATTGATGGGAAACAGATATTACTGTCACCGAATAGCGGAGTATTGAGATATCATGGTGTTTCATTTAGTGGCAATAAAATCAATGTGACCACTGCATCGCAAGACACTGAAAGGGATTGGGCATGGAGTCCTATTATTGAAAAATGGATCAGCACAAGCAAAGATATTTATGCAGACTTTACGAGCAATTTTGCTAGTGGTGAGCAGATCATCATTGAAAACGCCATTTTTGGCACGGTTGATGATACAATAATTTCAGGAACGACCGATGTTGATACCAATGGAATTTTAACGATTGCAACAAGTATAGATATTAATAATCCAGATTATTTTAAAAAAATCCGTGTTGTTTCATTGCTTGTGAATGATGTCACAGCAGGAGATTTAGATTTAGCAGGTGAATACAAAGTCGATTCAATTGTTAAATCTGGCTCATCGGGCGCATGGGTTTATACAGTGACACTAAGCAGCAATTTTGGCGAAGTGAATCCGAATTTTACACTTTTATCAGCAGATACGTCAGGCGTGCTGTCGGGTGTGCTTACTGACAATGAGAACAATATTGACTTAAGCGGCACTTATACAATATCAAGCGTATCAGCGAATGAAATCACTTTAGTTAATCCAGCGACCGTAAACAGCGATTGGAATCGGCTCGGCGAACTGACTTCACAGCAAGTTACAGATATGCTGAATCGTCTTGTGACGTTTAAAGGCTCAAGCGAGAATTTCATCGGTTGGTACTATGGCGGCAGTAAAGACACGACTGGCTTTATCCTGAATTTTCTAGCTCAAAATGGCATTTATGAAGGTGATAGAGCAAAACAGGTTGCGATTGAAGTTCACTATCAGCAAGTGATTGATGGTGTTCCGACTGGGGCGATCTATAAAGTTGGTGATGTCATGCAAGGCACAGCCAATAATCGAAATCCAATCGGCATAACCATTAAACAAGCATTTTCATTTACAGGTCAATTCCGCTTTCGTGTGAAGCGAATCAACGATAATGGCAATAGCGCAAGCTTAATAGATGACGTTGTTTTCGAAAGCGCATACAGTTATTATGTCACTAAAAAACCTTATTATCCTTTGGATACCATAATTAGGCTGAAGCGATTAGCTATCGGGTCAGGGACAAATGCGTCTGAGCTTAACTTAGAGGTAATTAGAAAGTTATACACATACGAGTCTGGTTCTAAATCATTAGATATTAGTCCAACTAAGCGATTTTCAGATATTCTTTGCGATATGGCTTTAGACCCGAATTGTGGCAGAATGACTGTTTCTGATATAGATATATACTCAATTTATAGTACTGAAGCTGAAATTCTGAGTTATTTTGGAATCTCTGATATGGCTGAATTCAATCACACATTTGATGATATTAATATCAGTTATCAAGAGTCAATATTTATTTTAGCCACAGCTATTGCGTCAACGGCTAGACGTGAAAACGGCTTACATTTCATTAAGCTAGAGAAGCTGACACAAATACCTAAACTATTGTTCAATTCACAGAATACTAAGCCTGAATCTTTAACTGTCTCTGATACTTTCGGAATACTTGATGATTATGATGGGCTGGAGGTTAAGTGGATAAACAAAGATAATAACTTTATTCAAGAGTCTATAAAGCTGCCTACTGAGCATAAGGTTAATTATAAAACCATTGAATTGACTGGAGTAATTAATTATAGACAAGCTATGATTTTAGCGAATAGAGAGTGGAATAAATTAAAATTCGCAAATAAAAGCATCAAATTCGATGCTTATAGTGAGCATAATTTAGTTACACGAGCTGACAAAATATTTGTAGCTGATTTAACAGCGCCCTTAATAGCAGACGGATGTATATCAGATTTTAATGGTTTAACTTTAACATTGGACCAAGAGATAAGTCTAGACTCAAATAAATCGTATGTGATACATTTACAGTTAAAGGACGGTTCAGTAGATGTAATAGATATTCAGTCGCATAATGGATTCGATATTATTTTAGCAAGACCTCCTACAGGTTCAATAGCCTTGACTGATGCAGTAACTGCTTGTTACACAATATCAGAATCCATGGAGCCGATAGGTATTAATTCATATTTGCTGCAAGCAAAAGACGCATCGTCATCATTCGAAGCAGAGATATCCGCTATTATATATGATGACAGATTTTATAGTAACGATTTTGATTTTAAGGATATATGATATGCCTTTTACACAGCAGACAATTAATGATTTCGCTCAAGATGTTGCAACAGCAGGAGAAGCTGTAAACGATGATGCTATCGTCACTCCACGCTATGGCTCATCATTCAAATCACTGCCTATGCTTTCACGATTATTTGAAGCAGCTATTGATATTGCAGCAGCAGCAGGCGCTGGGGCGAATGGCTGGACTGCTCAGCTTATTGTTGATTCAAGCGGAAAAACGCAGCAGGAAATAAACAATTTACAAGCAGAAACAAACCGATCAAAACTGGTTTCTGTATTCGACTTCATGACCATGCAGCAGTTTAAGCAGTGGAAAGACAACCAGTCTACATATAACGTAACTTTCGCATTACAGGCTGCACTTGATGCGCCTGATGTTTTTGAAGTATTTTTACCGCAAGGTACATATCTGCATAGCGGCCTGTATTGTGATAAAAACAACTTTAGATTCTACTCTAACGGTTATGCACGTTCTATTTTACTGAGCGATAATACCCCTCACGTTGCTTTACATATCGCAAAGAATGTAACAGGCATTTCTGGATTTTTTCTTGATGGAATTAAATTACAAGGGAATGCTAATAACTTACGTGGCATTCAGCTTGGTGATGCAACTAAAGCTGTTCAATTCTGTAATCTAAACAATTGTATGATTGATGGATTTACTAAGTCTGATGCTTGTGACATCTATCTCGGCTCTGTTCAAGAACTAGATATTGTAAATACAATGTCATGGCGCGGAAATATCGGTATCTACCGTCCAACAGGTGGTTATGGTACGTCTGTTAAAATCAGTGGTAAAGCTGGTTATTTGGGTCGACATGCGAAGCATGGTATTAAGTTAGATGGACAGATTGATGACATTTATGTGCAAGATAATGTTATTGAAGGAAACGGACTAGAAGCAATCTATATTAGTGATACTGCATTTAAGAATACGCAAGGCGTTACGATATTCTTGAAAAATGCGTATTTCGAAGCGAATGGTAACAGCGGGGCTGGTGCTGGTGTTGTATATATCAAAGGTTCGCCAACGTATCTAAAGTTGCACCGTGTGTATTCTCTTGCGTGTAACTACGCAGCTAATCCAAATGCTCCAGTCGGATTTAAAAATATAGCAGGTGAATACACAATGTTAAGCATTAGTGGTTCGTCCAACCTACTCCCCAATCAAATTGGTCTGACTCAAAGCTTCATTGAGTACAATGCAAACCTAACCGTTTCGGCAGGTGACATTTTTCAACAATTGAAAGACTTGCAAGCTGTAACTGGCAACAGAGTACACTCTTCTGGCTTTAACTATTTACGATCTGTTCAGAACAGCAACAATTCACAAGCCAACCTTGTAAGCTCTGTGACATTTCCAACAACACCGACTTTGTCTACTGACACAACTACTCTCGATGACTATCGAGAAGTGAGTGATTTTGTTCCAGTTGTCACTGGAAACGGTGGTACGGTGTCGGCAGCTACATGCAGGTACACTAAAATTGGGAACTTAGTTAATTTTACCATCCAATTAACTACACAAAATTTCACTTCGACACAGGGAACAACAAAAGTATCTTTACCGCATACCCAAGTTGTCGGAGATGTGGCAACTTGGTTGAATAATCAAACAAATACTGGAGGCGTTGCACTGATTGCATCTCAGTCTGTGAACTTCCCAACCCTAGCAACACAAGGTTCATCTGCAACAATATATGTGAAAGGCTCGTACATGACAGCACAGTAATAACGTAGCGATCTTTTCAAGGAACTTCAAATTTAAGGCTCTATACAATGGGTTTATACATCACATTTTATAAAGCCTTTATATCGAGATTTAGTACTTAACAAAACTGATACAAGCTTTGGCTTTTTAATGAGTTATGGCTTTTTATTATCAAAATTTAGGGTGACAATGTCAAATTACAACTCATCTAATCCGCCAGTGGCTACAGCATTGTTGTGATTGCTATCTCAGACAAGATGAGCGACATATCAAAAATATGGGCGCACTTGCTGAAATACCTAAAAGCTTAATCATATGAACATGTAGTTGGATCAGCTCAAATTACGCAATCAACATCTTAATAATCAAGTTCAAGGGGCTTCGCACTAAGCACGGAGCCTTCGAACTTTATTGTGGTACAATAAAGTAAACAACCTCGAGCAATTTGTAATGGATCAAGAATTCAAAGCTATACTTAAAGATATGCAGCAAGATATAAAAACGCTATCAGAAAAAGTTATTGAGATGACAGTTATGTATAGACAGCATGAAAGTATCAGCACTGGTAACTCTAAAAGAATTGATCAATTAGAGCAAGATTCTTTGAAGGCTAAAGGCTCAATCAGTACTCTAGTATGGATTGGCTCAACTATTTCTGGCATCATTCTTACAAGCGGCATTTCATTTTGCGTTTGGATTGTGTCATCCAGCATGCAATCTAAACAGGAGCTTTCAGAAATAAGCAAAGATGTAGCTGTTCTAAACATGAAGATTTCATCAAAGGTTGGAGGTAGAAATGACGAACAACCGCATTAGAGTTTACCTAGCAATTGGCTCTCTTATAATAGCTGCAGGTATGATTACTGGTTTTTATTTTGTTCAAATCCCAGCCGACAACTTACGGTTGATCGACACAGCTTTAGGTTTCGCCGCTGGATTTGTAACAACTACATTCGGTTTTTACTTTGGCGCAACGCCGCAAACCCGTAATGGAGACAAAGATAATGACGAACCAAACTAATCCAGATCTAGCTTGGATGATCGAAGCTAAAAAGCATATTGGCTTAGGTGAGATCAAAGGTATTAAACACAATCAAACAATTATCTCTTGGCTCAACGAGCTTGGTGCCTGGTGGAAAGATGATGAGACAGCATGGTGCGGAGTGTTTATTGCTCACTGTCTACATGTTGCAGGCCTTAAACGTGGTGAAGTGAATTCACGATCGAAGAATTATGTGCCAGGTACTAAGGCTGGATCTGGATTCTATCCATTTAATTGGTATGGAGCTGGTGAATATCGTATTGAAGGTGGCCGTAAACTTGACAAGCCTTGCTATGGTTGCGTTGCAGTTAAATCACGCAAAGGAGGTAATCATGTTGCATTTGTTTTAGCTCGTTTACCAGACGGTCGATTAGCTTGTATTGGCGGCAATCAGTCAAATAAAGTAAGCATTGCGGCATATAAAGAATCTGACTTTGATTCATTTATATGGTATGGTAAAACAGCTAACCCTGCATCGCATCGTTATGATTTACCAGTTCAAAATCTTTCAACACTTCAAAATGCTTCTGAGCGCTAATTTATCAATAAATCAACCGCTCTGATTTCGTTCTTATACTGGTAACTATATTGTTATTTTTATTTGATAAAAATCAGAGCGCTACTTTTATATTCAATATGCTAATATAAATAGCTTAAATAACAAGTAAAAATTATATATTTGTTTATATATTAATATAATTATACAGCGCTCTGATTCGTTATATTTTTAACTTTTATAAATAGTCCAATATACTTATATAACATTTAATTTTTATTCAATCAGAGCGCAAATAATTTAATTTAGACAAAATAAAACCGTCTTACGACGGTTTTACTATATTTATCGACAACAGTGTGGGTCAGTTATGTTTTCTTTAATATATTTAAAAGCTGCAATGTGGTTTAAACATTTAATCAACGTTTGACCTTGATTAATCGCGTCAGCTAAAGCGTTGTGATGGACGCCTTTATTTCGATTAACTGGAATATCTAGCGTTACAGTTAGTGTACGTAAGCATCGATGGTTATACCAGTAGATTGGGTTTTCAACCTTCATACGTTTAAATGCATTTGCGATAATTGTGTTGTCAAAGTCAGATCCATAACCCCATGAGTACGTAGCATTGACTTTATTGAGCCATCGTGCATAGTACTTAAGAACATCAATAATATCACGTTGATCTTCACTTAATGATTTTTTAGCCTCTTCACGCTCTGGATTATTCCACCAATCGATAGTTGCTTGATCAGCTACAAATCCAAGATTAACCAAATCTTCAGCACCTTTTACGTTTGCATAAAATTCACCAACAATCTGATTATTACAAACAGCCACTGCACCAATTGATAAAATTACAGAATTTGAATCTGTTCCAAGAGTTTCGATGTCTGGAACAACGTGTACAATATTTCCAATTAGTTCTGGATTTACATTCGATATAAAATTCATTTTACACCCATTGCTAATTTGATTGAGAAAGCTAAACGCCTATATACAAAAGCGCCAGACGCTTTGCTAGAACGGCTAAAAATGTAATGATGACGATCGATGTCATACATATCCATTAATTTCATTTCTTCCAATGTGTTCATTGTTACCTCGTTAACGCCATTAATAGGCAAAGAATTAAAAAATAAGCGTGTACACGAACCAGTTCAGAATCTGATAGCATCACACCTATCATATTCACATTAAATTGCTTTAATATGAAATAAGAGAATAAAAACACAAGCCACACTTCAGCTACTGATATTCTTGGCTGTGTTAAATAATGCTCAAGCATTAATCGTCTCCAAGTCTGCCATTATTTAGCTACCTTTTTGAATTTTTCCTTAAACTCAGCATAAGGTCTAGCGTAAATCTTTAAGTCTTTTTCGCTCTGGTAAACTGCAGTTTCAACCCATTTGCCATCATTTAATCCATTATTAGCGATGCATAATAGCGAATATATTATACCTGATTTTTCGTGAATGTATTTCATTTATACACCTTGCAATGTTCAAGTATTAATCATCACGCCAAGCAATTGCTACAGCGTGAAACGGTAAACCATCGTCTGTTAATTCACGATATTCGAAAGTAACTCGACGACCAATATATTGATCTGAATTCATTGCAACAAGCTCACGATCACGATGAGTGCCAGGTGGCGTAGCGTTAAATGCTTTGCCATTCCAATCGATTGTAATTACTGGATTACCTTTATCAGACAAATGAAATGCAGTACAAATACCTTCATCTGAGAATACCGCTTTAAGCTTTAAAAGTGAATTTGATCGTTTGCCATTTTCGTATTCAAACCCTGGCAAGCGAATCATTAAACCTTCAAATCCAGCTTTACGAGCTTTTTCAAACGCTTCATCGACTTCGTCAATATGCGTAACTTTCTTAGTTGGAAGAATGGCTACCTTGTCCAAAGCGCCATGTGCTTCGATCGCTGTATTAAACGCTTGATGAATCATTTCTAAACGATCTTCAAAATCAGCATTATCGATGCAGTCATAAATCACATATTGAATACGCTGAGTATCTTGTTGGCGTCGTTTGATCCAAGATTGAAGCGTTTGGAGCGATGTGCGATGCACATATAATTCACCATCAAATGTTTGACCTTCTTGAAGCACTTTATCCAAAGAATCAGCGATCTCATGCAATGCTTCAAATGCTTTACCACGACGACTGTATAAAATTACTTTGCCATCTTGCTTTGTTGCCAAGCATCGTAAACCATTTAACTTGCGTTGGACGTGCGCATAGCTGAATTTGTTCTTATGTTCATCAAATGTTTTTGCAAGCATTGGAACATCTAAACCCAACTGATTTAAAACTGCCTTTGACGCTTGTTCCAAATCTTCAACATATCCTTTATCTTTCTGCTTTGAGATACGGCTTGCAATACGAAAAGCAACTTGCTCTTCACGAGTACGACTTTGTTTACCTTCCTTCACATGTTCACGATGCTGAACCTGCGCACCATCAAGTGTCGATGCATGAGACATGATAATGTCAAATCCTTCTGACCAAATTGACCAGATACCAACGCCTAATGCATTTTTGCGGTATAGCGTTGTTGCATTAGTTTTAAATTGAATTGCTGTATTCATGGTGTATCCTTAAAAGATGTATAAGGTTTATAAACCCATTCGCGACCCATTGATGTCCATAATTCTTTAGCTTCAGCGTGTGGATATTCTTCAATAAACACAATACGCTTCGCTGATGTATTTAATAAACGCCTAGTACAAAAAATGCAAGGTGACGCAGTCGTATAAACTGTATCGATTTGATTAATGTCAGCACACTTCATTAGCGCAACCTCCTCGGCATGTAAGGCTGCGCACAGGTGTAAATCTTCGCCAGATTTTGCAAAAGCTCCTTTACAAGGGTTGTTTACACAGTGGTTTACACCTGCTGGCATTGAATTGTATCCAGTACTCATGCAAAAACCAGAGCTATCAGCTATAACTGCTCCAACGGCTCGTCTTACGCAGGTGCTGCGACTCGATATTTTTAATGCTAGCATTAAATAATATGAATCTATATCTGGTCGATTCGGTCTATAAGGCCTTGTTATAGCATCATAATCACTCCATCCAGATTTCTTACGCGATTCAAACACTTGAATACTTAAACCAAAATCCATACACCAGTGCGATAAAGCTTTAATTTCACCATTAATTTCAATAAGTCTTGTATCACCTTTATTCGAGTTTTGCTGTGACTTAGTAGCCCATCTAACGTTGCCAGGTTTATAATCTGAATCATTATCGATTCGATCTAGTGAATGCTTTTCTGATGGCCGTTTACCTACGTGATTGTAGAATTCATCGAATCCATTTGGGCCTAGCCATCCTTCATAAACTTTGATTCCTTTAGCTACATAAACATTTCGACCTTTAATATATCCGCAACGCTCACGCATACCACACCAAGCTATATACTCAGGTGTGCGTTCACCTTGTATAACTCTTGGAGCTCCAAATTTTTTCTGTGAACAGCTTACACATAATCCGCTAGTGCGCTTAATATTACCGGATGATATTTCACGAATAGATCCACACTCATCACATTGAACATTCCATAATGGGTAACCTTTTGGATGTATACGTGCAAACGATAAAACCGTTCCGCGATCCAATTTATACTTTGTCATATCTTCTGACTTTGACATATTTTACCCTACCAACCAATTAGAAAATTCACCCCAGCTTGCATCAACGTTACCTTTGCAAGCAGCCAATTTAAATGCTTCATCTGTTCCAATTAAAGGCATTTTAACTTCAATATCAATAGATTCTTGATTTTCAAGAATATCTTTAACCATTCTAAAATGACGCTCATAAATGTGTGAACTATCAGCAGTCAAGTTGATTGTTCCTAGCACTACGTCCATATAAACTGATCGAATCATTCCAAGCATAATACGATGAAGTACAGCGAATGTAGGTAAATCAGTACCAAGCCCAAATATTTGATCAGACGATCGCATTGATACTGACATATTTAAAACACCATTACGGATGTGAAATGTAATATGTCCTGTACAAACAGTGTCCTTTACACCATGGCCGATGTGCTCTGTACTAAGCATTGGGATAGTTGAACGACGACTATTACGATCTTGAACTAATTCATTAAATGCTTTGAATAAACCCATCTGTTGACCAAACCAGTATTGACCATAGTTTGAATTAAATGATCCATCGTTATTTTGAACTGATTCCCACATCTTTGCTTTTTCTTTGATAGAATCATCATATGGATCAGCTTTTAACTTCCAAAGCATTTCTGCTTTAAAATAATTTAAATCATATTTTCGTGATGGAAAAAGCATAAATGGATGAGACGAGAATATCTCAATTTGCTTATTTAATAACTCACTAATTTTGCATCCACGGACTTCAATTGTATCGCCTTTGTAAAACGTATCTGACAATAACGTAATAAAATTTCGTTGATTGCTTTTTTGTTGAGCAGACTGAGTCATGTTATATCTCCAAATTACAATTTAATTATACAGCTGTTTTCAAATCAGTTACACGAAATCATTTATCAAACAATTCGAATCCAATATACTTAGCGACTTTATAAAACGCATCTGGATCTTTGTAATCATAAACACAGTGTCCAATATTTTTAAACACATCTTGATAATTTTGAATGATTTGCTGGCGATTTCTTTCTGCATGCTCAATAGAATCAACCGTGTCATTTTCGGTTTGTTTAAGTTCCGTTGGATATGAAATACAGCGGATCACTTTTATATGGCCTTGGCTTTCCAATACATCAATTGCAGCTTGCTCTGACTTAAATTCATTTGTGATATTCATCATGTAGCAATGTGAACTGATGCAAGTTACGCGATCTAAAATAAGATTCACGTGCTGTGCAAATGTCATAAGGCCAAACTGACGTGCAGCCATTTGTTTAGCATCATCGATGTCGAAAGGTTTAGGCCCTGGGTGCACAACTTTGATTCCAAGTCGACCAGCTAGCTTATTTGCTAGTGTAGACTTTCCAGATTCGTCAAAACCTTCTAAAATGATAATCATAGCGCTCTGTTCTCTATAAAATTACCGCTCTGATTTCGTTAGTATACGTATAACTACCAACAAAAAATTATTTTATAAAAATCAGAGCGGTAAATAATTGATTAATAAATAAGTTTTTAAGTCTCAAAATTAAACCGCTCTGATTTTATTCAAATAAAATTAACAATATAGTTACTAGTATAAGAACGAAATCAGAGCGGCTAATTTTACTGAGATTAAGCTACTTTTTCTGACATACCTAAGATTTCAGCAATCTTTTCTTCAGGTGGAACAAAGTCAGCTGGTTTTACAGCATCAGCAGCTTGACCATCGCCACGTTTTGCATTTACACCTTTCTTTTTAGTCATGTTTGCATTATAAACAGCATCCATAACACGTTCAGCTTTGTAAGCTGATAAACCAAATTCACCAAAGATTGCACAACATGCTCGGCAAACCAATGCAATTGAGATTACTGAATTCACCATGTCGTTAAGTTCATAGTTTTTGCTAAATTCATCAACAAAATCTTCAATTGATTGCGCATAATCAAGAGTTAATTGACCTTCAGGAAAACCAATATGCTCGTTTAATTCAACGCCACAATCATAGATTGCGCTCATTGGATGCTGCAAACGTGGATTGTGTTGAGACAGGATAGCGTTCACAATTTGGTTTTGACTTAAGCCAAATTTGTACATAACACCAACTGCAAAGAATAAAGTATCTGCCACTGCGTCTACAGCTTTGATAAAATCTTTACCTTGGAAAGCTTCACGCAATTCATTTGCTTCTTCCACTAGCGACTCAATCGAGATTTGAGCTTCGTTTGCAGGAATCAAGCCTTGAGTACGTTGCTCGATACCTAAAACTTCTTTGTTAAAATTTACGATTTGTTCTACAAAATTCATGACATTATCCTAATAAAACGATTGTTGTTACTTGAATGCCTTCTGGCGCGTTTCTACATTGTGCATTGTGGCTTCGTACAATTTGCTCTGCATTAAATACGATCGGCACACCGTGGTAGTTAAAGCTTGTATTGATCAATGGACCAAATGCATGGCACAAAGATGCAAAAATTGAATTTTCAACAATTTGTGGACGGCATGTTGCACCATTTTTATATCGATGAATGCCACCTGGAAAATCGTTAATTGCTTCGTCAGTCACATCAACTGTTGTAACCATGTAATGATTTGAGCCAATTACATTTTTACCTGACTTTGCATATTTATTAAATTGATCTTGTGTCATCATCGGTGCCATAGGCATTACAAATGTACGATCATTTAATTTGTTGATCAATTCCACATTTTCAAGCGAAGGTATAGCTAATGTGGTTGTTTCACCTAGAGCTCGTGGACCAAACTCCATGCTTAAGCCGATCACATTTACAAAGCCATTTTCTTGCAGAGCTTCAAAGATGGCGTCATAATATTCTGCTTCATTTTCGAATGTCAGCAATTGACCATTTGGTTCGATGGCAAGATCAAAATCGCTTTCTTGTAAATTGCGATGCCCTAAACACAAAGTGCTTGGCCACTTAAGATCTTGCTGATAATATTGATAAACACCTAAACCAGCACCTTGATCCCCAGCAACTGGGAGAACGCAGATTTGTTGACAGTGTTTTGATAAAATATTATTCAGCTTGACGTTGTAGAACAAGCCACCTGATACGATCAGCTTATTAGGATTTAATAACTTCACAATTTCAGTCATTGTTTGCTCAACAACGCGCTGTACAAAATATGAGATAACAATTCGTTTACGGTGAATGTTCTCGTCGCTCAGATCAAACAAATCGCATATAGCACGCAGTTTATCAAATATAACTTTTTTACATTCATCCAGAGCGTTCAGATTAACAATCTGATCTGTTTTTGATAAGCTTGCTACAAACATTTTTTCAGCACGTTTTTCAGCTTCAGCATCGGCAAAGTCTTCAAGCTTCGCAATGTCAGCAGCATCCAACAATCCTTCGTGAATATGCGCTTCGTAACCAAGCATTTTGTATTCATGGTTATGCATTTTCATTCCTAAGAATAAAGTTGCATATTGATATAGCAGACCTAATGAGTTCGAGTAATTGAATGCACGGTTTTTGCAAGTCGGCAAATCAGTTCCATTGTATTCATAGATCGATAAACATTCACCAAATGTTCCAAAGCCATCTGCTACAATTGCAAAATCACCTTGCTTTAATACGTCTGAACAATGCGCTTTATAAAACTGTTGCGCAGCTAGCATGTGACTATCGTGGTGTGTAAAACCAGAATGAAGTGAATAAATTTCTGAACGACATGGTACATAGTTCAAAATAAAATCTTCATCGTAATATTTACATTCTGTCAAGTTACCAGCGTTAAACCAGTGGCCTACAAAACAGTTATCGAAATTGCTACCGTGACGATAAACGATAGCTTTAATTGCTTTGTAAGGGAAGGCGCTATCAGATTTGATTTCTGATAAGCGCTCTTCCTCATACGCAGCTAGCACATGTCCATCTTGCACTAATGCAGCAGAACTATTGTGACCGAGTGTGAGGACGAGCGATTTCATATATTAATTACCACTTATTAGCGATGTCGTCAAAGTTTTGGCTAGCTTGCGCATTGCCTGCTGGGCGCTCAATTGAAATATCTTGAGCTGACGGCTTGTGCTCAATTCGAGTTACGCCACTGTCTTTAGTTGCTGCATGCTCAAGAAGCGGTGCACTATCTTGAATCCATTCACGTTCTTGTGAGCGTTGAACAGCTTTTGGACCGTTTTCTTCATCTAAGAATCCAACATTTTCGAATTGAAGAAGTGGATATTCGTTGTCTTGATCCATTGACAATTTAGTTTTCACAACTGCTAATGGAACACCGATCGATTTAACTTCACGACCAAATTCAGCCATAGCTTTAAGCGATGTAACTGGTACCTTAAGACCATACACTGTGCCTTTAACATCATCTGGTTTTGCAACCCAAAGCACTTTACTGTCTTTACACGCTTTTGCTTTTTTGCCACTCATTGATGTAGCAGATCCAAACATATTATTTGGACAACGTGCACATAGCTCAGCACAAGGCTCTGAGACCCAAGGATCCGGTGAAATACCATTTGAACTAGCACAATCTGGTGGAGCTGTATCTTGTGGATTGTAACCACCTTTGTAGAACACTTTATTCATTAACTGACCTGGAGGTTCTACTGCAAGGATAGCAACTTCGATTGAATCAGTGCCTTTCGATTCTTCTTCACCGTTTACAAATTTAAAGCGTTTGCCTTTCAAGCTGATACGTGGAACCGATGTTTTAACTGATGACATTGAATCCGCATCAGATGTAACTAGGTTGTTTTGGTATTGCTGTAAGTAACTAGGTAATTCGCCTGACATGTCATGTCTCCTAAAATTTCTGTTTGGCCAACAGTTGCCTTAGTTTAAGCGTACTAAGGCTTAACGCATTTTTATTAAGCTTTACGGAATTGGAATTCAATAGTTTGTTCGAAGCGTAAGCCCGCTGGAACTTCGCCTGATTCATTGTGAATTTCTTCGACTGCCATTTTTGCTGGACGTTTTTCAACACAGTGATAAGCATCGTTTTCCTTCATCCACTCGATGTAAGCATCCCAGTCTTCAACACGATAAGCAACTTTAATTTTGCGGAACGCTGTACCAGATTTTGTTTTGAAACTGTCAACACCGATATCATTACTTAGTTGAATAAGGACTTCGTTCAAAGAGTTTTGAATATTTTTACCAGTTGTTTCAAACGTCTCAAATGATTTACGAGTTGCTGAAAGAATGTTGCGAATATGGATATATTTGCCAACCATTTCTTCAACATTGTGTTGATCTAATGCTTGAATATCCACTGCAAGTTCTGCGAAGAGATTATCAATTTGTTCGATTTTGTCAGAGATAGTCAGCTTGACTTCTTGAGAATTCATATTTTGTACCTTCGTAATTTGTAACTTAGTGCCTTTGTACTTTATTAATCAGCTATTTAGCTGATCATGAGTATATAATACAAAGTAATTTAAGTTGTGTAAACTAAAATAATCAGTGATTTTGTTTAGAAATTAAAAAATAGTTTGTTTATATATCAGTGCAATAAACAGTAAAAATGAAACTGTCATCACAATAATTGATAACGTATTCGCAAATTTAATCATGTTAATCTCCTTCAAACAAGTCTAAAATCTCTTTAGACATGATTCCTTTATTTTTAAGAATTTTAAGAATACGATGCTCAGCTTTACTACCAACTATGTGATAAATAGTTTGCTTTTGCTTTTGACCAATCCGTGTAATTCGACCATTCATCTGGTTATAAGTCTCACCAGATGGAATTAAACTAAACCACAACAGTGTTGACGCGGCAGTTAACGTAATACCATGCGAGGCTGCCTGAGGTTGAATAACCAAGATCTGAAGATCGCCGTGTTGGAAGGAATTAATTTTCTTCGCTCGGTCTTCAGCTTTAACATCGCCATTGATGTAGTCAACTTTAACGCCTTTTTCTCTGAAATAATTTGTAATTCCATATATGGATGCTTTAAAAGCTGTTGCGATGACGAGCTTGTTTTTGTGCGAGTTTTGGAATATTTCGTAAGCTTGCTCCAATCGATTGATCGGATCCAGTTCGTATACAGCTCCAGCGTCGTCTTTAACCCATCCACAAGAGATTTGAAGGAGTTTTGTAAATTTAACAGCTGCGTTTGCAGACGTAATCTCCCCTCTTTCGTATTCCACCAATAGTTCACTGTACATCTCCTTATACGCCTTAGCTTGGTTAGATGTTAAAGGGATTTCA